CTTCCGCCCGCTGCCGGCCAACGCCGACAACCTGGACGGCCTGAACCCTTCCGCCATCCTCTTCGACGAGCTGCACGCCCAGAAGGATCGCGGCGTGTGGGATGTGATGGAGAGCGCGCTGGGCGCCCGCAAGCAGCCGCTGCTCAGCGCCATCACCACGGCAGGCTATGTGCAGGACGGCATCTGCACCGAGGTGCGCAGCTACCTGCAGAGCGTGCTCGAGGGCAAGCGGCAGGATGATTCGCAGTTCGGCTACATCTACACCCTGGACGAGGGTGACGACCCCTTCAACGAGGCCAACTGGATCAAGGCCAACCCGGGCCTGGGCAGCGCCAAGGAACTGGGCTACATGCGCACCCAGGCGCGCAAGGCCGCCGCGCTGCCCAGTGCTGCGGTCAACTTCAAGACCAAAGACCTGAACATCTGGTGCGGCGCGGCTGACGGTTGGTTTGACCTCACCGTGTGGGACAAGGGCGGCGCGCCCTTCGACGCGCAGCAGCTGCTCGGGCGCCGCTGCTTCGGCGGGCTGGATCTGGCCAGCACGCGCGATCTGGTGGCGCTGGTGCTGCTGTTCCCGCCGGAAGAGGGCGAGACCCACTGGCACCTGCTGTGCTGGTTCTGGGCGCCGCAGACCAAGATCGACACCCAGGGCAAGGATGATGCCGCGCCCTATGTGGCCTGGCAGCGTGCCGGCCACCTGGTGGGCACGCCGGGTGATGTGACGGACTATGAGCCGGTGAAGGCCGAGATTCGCAATGCGTGCGAACGCTTCCAGGTAGAGCGCCTGGGCTTTGACCGCTGGAACGCGCTGCAGATTGCCAATGACCTGATTGGCGAAGGCATCCCCATGGTGGAGGTGCCCCAGAACACCGGCGGCATGTACCCCGGCGCCAAGCTGCTCGAGCGCCTGGTGTACGCCCGCAAGCTGCGCCACGGTGGCCAGCCCGTGCTGCGCTACTGCGCCGACAACACCGCGCTGCTGTACGACAGCAACGACAACTTCCGCCCGGACAAGCGGCGCAGCCGCGCCAACGGGCGCATTGACGGCATCGTGGCAGCCTGCATGGCGGGCTCCATGGCCATGTTCGTCGATCCCACCACGGTGATCGACGTTGACTATGAGCTGGCATGAATCGAACCGTCTATGACCTGAGCATGCTGGCGGCCCTGGGGCTGATCGGCGCCGGCACCGGCCTCACCTGGGGCCTGGGTGCCGGCCTGCTGGCCGGCGGCGTGGCGCTGGCGCTCATCACCGGCTTCGGTGCCTACATCACAGGGGGCCGCTGATGTTCACCAGCCTGATGCGCGTGGAGGATGACCGCAGCCCGGGGAGCGACTTCTGGTTCAGCCCGGTCAGCCTGCGCAGCGCCAGCGGCGTGCGCGTGACCAGTGACACCGCCATGCGCCATGGCGCCGTGTACGCCAGCGTGCAAGTGCTGAGCCAGAGCATGGCGGTGCTGCCGTTCGAGCTGTACCGGCGCAAGGCCGGCGGCGGGCGCACCTTCGTGACCGATCACTGGCTCTATCGCCTCATGGCGCTGCGGCCCAACCGCTATCACTCGCCCTTCACCTGGCGCCAGATGGTGCAGGGGCACCTGGTGTTCCGTGGCAACGCCTTCAACCGCATCATTGACGATGGCGTGGGCGGCATTGCCGAGCTCCTGCCCATGCACCCAGACCGGGTGCAGATCGAGATGCTGGATAACGGCAGCTGGCGCTACCGCCACAAGCTGCGCAACGGCAGTGATGAGGTGCTGCGCCGCGATCAGGTGTGGCACCTGAAGGCGCTGAGCGATGACGGCATCATGGGCCTGAACCCCATCGAGGTGTGCCGGGAATCCATCGGCGGCGCCATCGCTGCCGAAACCTACGCCAACCGCTTCTTTGCCAACGATGCCCGGCCCACCAGCGGCTGGGTGGAGTTCCCTGGCAAGTTCAAGGACAAGGAAGCCAAACGCAGCTTCCGCAGCCAGCTGCAAGAGCAGCAGGCCGGCGCCAACCGGGGCAAGAGCCTGGTGCTGGATGAGGGCATGAAGTGGCACGAGGTGGGCATGACCAATGCCGACGCCCAATTCATCGAGACCCGCAAGCTGAGCATCAGCGACATCGCGCGAATCTTCCGCATCCCGCCGCACAAGATCGGCGACCTGAGCCGCAGCACCAACAACAACATCGAGCAGCAGGGCCTGGAGTTCTGGCAGGACACCATGCTGCCCTGGACCACCAACTGGGCCAGCTCGCTGCTGTTCGATCTGCTGGGCGAAGGCGTGGAGGATCTGGAGCCGTGCTTCGGCTTCAGCCCGCTGCTGAACGCCGACAGCAAGACCCGCAGCGAGTACCTGAGCCGCATGGTGACGGCCGGCATCCTCACCCGCAACGAGGCCCGGGAAATCGAGGGCTACAACCCGCTGCCCGGCCTGAGCGAGCCGCTGGTGCCGACGAACGAGCGCGAGCTGAGCGACAAGCCCACCAAGACTCTGCCGCCGCCGGCTGAAGACGACACCGAGGACGACACCGAGCCGGCCGATGCCCTGGCCGCCGCGCCCGCAATCGCCCGCGCCAGCGAGCGCGCTCTGGCCCTGGCCAGCTCGGCGGCTGAGCGCGTGCTGCGCAAAGAGCTTGCCGAGGTGGCCAAGGCACAGATGGCCGGTGGCGGCGAGGCACTGGTCAGTGCCTACACCCGGCACGCCGAGTTCGTGGCCGAGGTGATGGGCGTAGACCAGCCCGCCGCTGACGCCTATTGCCTGGGCATGCTCGACGTAGAGCCCAGCGACTACAAGGCCGTTGCCCTGGCGCGCCTCACCCGGCTGGCCCTCACCGGCAGCCATGAACTGAAAGGCTGAACCCCATGGACCGATACCACGCCATCCTCGCGGAGTGGCTGAATACCCCCTGGGCGCTGCGCCGTGAAGTGCTGCAGGCCCATGTTCGCGTGCTGGCCGCCAAGCTGGCCGGCGGTGCGCCCGCCTACCGCGCGATGGAAGATGAAGGCCCGATCAACGGCGGCGAGCGCATCAGCGCCTTCGAGGCCCGCCGCCGCGATGTGCAGGCCATGGCCGGCAGCGGTGGCGGCATCGCCGTGCTGCCGCTGCACGGAACCATCGTCCAGCGTGCCGGCATGATGACCGAATGGTGCGGCGGCACCAGCACCCAGCAGTTCGGCGCCGCGCTCGATGCCGCCATCGCCGACGAAACCGTGGGCCAGATCCTGATCGATGTGGACAGCCCCGGCGGCAGTGTCTACGGCGTGCAGGAGCTGGGTGACCAGATCGCCGCCGCCCGCAAGGTGAAGCCGGTGGTGGCCAGCGTGAACAGCCTGGCGGCATCTGCCGGCTACTGGCTGGCGGCGCAGGCCGGTGAGGTGTATGTCACCCCGGGCGGCGAGGCCGGCAGCATCGGCGTGTGGATGGCCCATGAAGATTGGTCTGCCGCGATGGCAGAGCAGGGCGTGAAAGTGACGCTGATCAGCAGCGGCAAGCACAAGGTGGAGGGCAACCCCTATGAGCCGCTGAGCGAAGATGCCCGCGCATTCCTGCAGGGCCGCACGGACGAATACTACACGGCGTTCACCAAGGCCGTAGCCAAGGGGCGCGGCGTGCCGATTGACGCGGTGCGCAGCGGCATGGGCCAGGGCCGCGTGCTGGGTGCCGAGGCCGCGCTGGCTGAGAAGATGGTGGACGGCATCAAGACCTTTGCTGAGGTGGTGCACCAGATGCGCCGCAACGGCGGCAAGCCCGCCGGGCGCAACGCGCTGGCCAACGCCCGCAACCAGCTGGCGCTGCAAGGGGGCTAGGCGGTGGCTGACAACCTCACCGCGCTGGATGCGGCGCTGGCCACCATCATCCTGGCGGCCAAGGAAATTGCAGGGGTCAAGTACCCGCGCAGCATCCTGACCGCGCCGGATGGCAGTGACCTCACGCCGCTGACAGATGCCGAGCTGCGTGCCACGGCGGTGCCCGTGTCTGGCCCGGTGACTGACGCGCAGATGCGCGCCACCGCGCTGCCCGTGTCGGGTCCGCTGACCGATGGCCAGCTGCGTGCCACGGCGGTGCCGGTCAGCGGCCCGGTGACCGATGCGCAGATGCGCGCCACCGCGCTGCCCGTGTCGGGCCCGCTGACAGATGGCCAGCTGCGCGCCACGGCGGTGCCGGTAAGCGCCGCAGCGCTTCCCTTGCCATCCGGCGCTTCCACCGAGGCCACCCTGGAAGCGGCGCGTGTTCTGCTGGCGAGCCTGGCGGCTGCGCTGAGCGCGCATGACGAGGTGGCCGCTGATGGTCATCCAGGCGTGGTGATGCTGGCGAAGCGGCGAGACAGTGACGCATCGGCCATGGTCGCTGATGGTGATTTTGGTTATTTCAGCCTAGACGAAAATCAGCGCCTGAAGGTGTCCAGCCAGCCCGCCACCTACACCGACATCACGGGCAACATCACGGCGGTGCAGGCCACCATCGGCACCCCGGTGGCTGGCGGCACGGTGGAGGGCGATGTATCCCGCGCATCCAACGTGATGGCTTTTTGCACCGGCACCTTCAGCACGGTGAACTGCACATTCGAGGGCTCTCTAGAGGCAAGCGGCGACAGCAACTGGTTCGGCATCCAGGCCATTCGCAGCAACGCGAACACCATCGAAACCACCACCGGCAACCTGAGCGCGCAGCCGGCCTATTCGTGGGAAATGAGTGTCAACGCGCTGGCCCGCGTGCGCGTGCGCTGCACGGCCCGCACCAGCGGCACGCAGGCCTGGCGGTTCAAGCTGGGTACCTACGCCACCGAGCCTATCCCCGGCGCCCAGGTGACCGCCACGCAACCGGTCAGCGGCACTGTCACAGTCACATCCACGCGCATTACCCCCAATGCGGCAGACGGTCACAGCACACACAGCCATTACATCAGCGCCGCCAGCACCAATGACACGCTGGTGCTCACCGGCGCCCGCGCCATCGGCCTGATCACCGCCACCAACACCAACGCGGCGGCGCGGTACTTGAAGGTTTACAACAAGGCCACCGCACCCACCAGTGGCGACACGCCCATGATGACCATCCTGCTGCCACCAGGCCAGACCGTGGTGGTGGGCGGCAACAGCCCCATCCGCGCGCCTCTTGGCCTCGGCTTCCGCCTGACCACCGGCATTGCCGTGGCCGATACCGGCGCGGTTTCCGCATCTGAGCACACGGTCAGCTTTGCCTACACCTGAGCCGCCGCATGTACACCACCCTGCTCATCCTCCTGCTGGCGCCGCGCCCCGCGCCGCCGGTGGATTACGACAACCTGCCGGCCCGGCAGCAGTTCGGCCAGGCGGCGGCGCGTGGCCGGGCGTGGGTGGAGGTGCAGCGCGAGCGGCACGCCACCGTGCTGGCCGCTGCACGCGGCCGGGCCTTTGCCCAGGCGGCGCGGGCGCGGGCCTTTGCCCTGCAGGCGCGTGAGCGCGGCTGGGCTGCTGAGGATCTGACATGAGCCTCCCCCTGACCAAACGCAGCTATGACAGCCTGCCCTACACCGTGGACTTTGCGCCGCTGCTGGAGGTGGGCGAGAGCCTGGCCAGCGTGGCGGCGGTGGTGATCGAGCCGGCCACCACGCCCGCGCTCACTGCCGGCACGCCGGTGGTGCAGGGTGATGGGCATACGGTGGGCTTCGTGCTCAGCGCCGGCAAGCCCACCACCACCTACACCCTGCGCCTGCGCGGCACGCTGGCCGCAGCGGCCGGGCAGGTAGAGGCCACGGTGGCGCTCTTCGTCACTGACAACATCATCACCACTTGAGAGCCAAGGCCCACGCATGCGCTACTACGCCCCCACCGCCTTCCGCTCCGGCGGGGTTGACTACCCCCAGGGCTGGCTGGATCTGCCCCCCAGCAAGGGTGACCCCCTGCTGCTCACCGGCCAGCTGTATCTCGAAGTGCCCGATGGCGGCAGCCAGGCCACGCCCAGCGGGGCGGCGGTGCTGTATGGCCTCTACGCCAACCGCCCGGCAGCCGGCCCGGCCTACCAGAACAAGCTCTACATCTGCACCGACAGGCGCGGCGGCGCGCCGGCCTTCTGCGATGCCGCGAGCTGGGTCAGCTTCGCGGTGCCAGACCGGCCCAAGAGCGAGGTGACGTCATCGCGCACGCTCACGGCGGCTGATGATGGCGTGCTGCTGCTGGGCAACAGCGCCAGCACCATCACGCTGACGCTGCCGGCCGGCCTGCCGGTGGGCTTTCAGTGCCGGGTGCAGCAGGTGGGGGCGGGCAAGTGCACCATCGCCGCCAGCGGCGCCACGGTGAACGCGCAATCCAGCAAGTTCAGCACCGCAGCGCAGCACGCCACCATCGAGGTGCTGCCCGCCCTGGCTGTGGATGCCTACACCGTCACCGGCCAATCCGGCCTCTGATCATGCCCATCGCCGGCTACACCCCGCCGCTGGTGGCTGCCAACGGCAAGCCCTGGAATTTCATCATCATCAATGGTGATGATTGGTACCGGGACACGCTGCGGGCCATGCCCAAGTTCCTGGCCAACTACGCGGCGCGCGGCACCTACTACCCGAATGCCAGCGTCAACACGCCGCTGTGCTTCCCCGGCCGCGCGGCCACCTACACCGGCTGGCGCGTGGAGCGGCATGACGCGGTGGACAACGGCAGCGGCACCCGTTACGTGGCCAGCGGCGCGCTGGCGAACACCATCCCCGTGATCCTGGAGCGGGCCGGGTACTGGAACGGCTTCATCGGCAAGATCTACAACGGCCTGGGCGAGGGCGGCGGCGGCGGCTGGGGCGCGCTGCCGTGGAAGCACCCGGGCGTGCACTACATGGCCGGCCAGTGGGGCGCGCCCAACTATTTCGACTGGGAAGAGCTGCAGGCGGACGGCACCATCCGCATGACGCACGGCACGGCAGACACCAATGCGGCCGGAACCGACTATGCGGTGGATGTGGAGCGCCTGCGCTGCGTGGAGTTCTTCGACAGCGTGCCCACCGGCCGGCCCTGGAGCCTGATCCTGGCCACCAAGGGCACCCACCAAGACAGCGGCGGTGTGGCCATCCCGCCCGCCCGCTACGCGGCAGCAGCGGTCACGCTCACTGAGGATGCCAGCTTCGGCCTCGATCTGACCACAGCCGGGCACGGCTCCTGGAGCCAGGCCGTGGCCACCGTGCCGTGGGATGCAGCGGCGGTGACGGCCGCCCGCCTGGGCCATACCGAATCACTGCGCACAGCGCTGGCGGTGGACGATTGCATCGATACCCTGCGCACCGAGCTGGTGGCGCGCGGGTGGGATCAGCACACCATCATCATCATCAAGTGCGACAACGCGCACTCGGGCGGTGAGGGCTGCTTTGATGCCAAGGGTGTGCCGCACGAAAGCGCCACCGATGCGGTGATGTGGGTCTATGTGCCAGGCGTGCCCGGCGGCACCTGCCGGGCGCCGGTGAGTGACATCGATGTGGCTCCGTTCGTGTACGAAATGGCCGGCACCGCGCCGCCCATCGCGTGCCATGGCATGAGCTTCTACCCGACGCTGTTTGACAAGGGCCACCCGCACCGCCTGGCCGCGCCGATCAGCAACCCGGAAAAAGACAGTCCCGTATTCAGCGCCATTCAGTTCGGCGGCAACCCGGGGCGCATGTATTACCGCATCCTGCCCACCAGCACCAAGGGTGCCAACCAGGTGGGCGGGTATGTGGATGACGCCCAAACCAAGAACGTGATCACCCCAGGTGATGCGCAAATCCTGGCCGCCATCGAAAACGCCCGCAGCTAGACCAGTTTCAACCCGCGCCCATCGGCGCCCGCTCCATCAGGCACCCATCGGTGCCACCCCCTACGGCCCGCCCGGCTCACTGCTCGGCGGGCTTCGTCGTTTCTGGACCCCCTCTGAACAAGGAACCCATCATGAACATCCGTGCACTCAAGGCCAAGCTGGCCACCGTCCTGGGCCAGGCCCGGGGCATCACCGACAAGGCGGCGGCCGAAGGCCGCGACACCCTCAGCGCCGAAGAACAATCTGCTTTTGACGGCCACATGGCCGCCAGCAAGCAGCTGAACGCGCAGATCACCAACCTGGAGGCGCTGGCCGATGCCGAAGCCGGCATGGGCACCGTGGTCGATCTGGGCCAGCAAGCCCAGGTCACCGGCACCAAGCTCAACGCGGCCGACGATCCCAAGCGTGGCTTCAAGAGCTTTGGCGAGTACGCCGCCGCCGTGCGCGCCGGTGCCAACGGCCGCCCGGATGAGCGCCTGCTCATCGGCGCCGCCGCCCCCACCACCTACAGCAATGAGAGCTCGGGCGGTGACGGTGGCTTTGCCGTGCCCCCGGAGTACAGCCGCGAGATCTGGAACCTGAGCCTGATGGAGGATTCGCTGATCCCCATGACGGACAACACGCCGATCCAGGGCAACAGCATGGTGTTCCCGCAAGACGAGACCACCCCCTGGGGCACGGACGGCGTGCGCGCCTACTGGGCTGCGGAGGCCTCTGCAGCCACCCAGACCAAGGTCAAGATGGGCGTGGCCAGCCTGCGGCTGAACAAGCTGATGGCGCTCATGCCCATCACCGACGAGCTGACCGAGGACTCCTCTGCACTCGGCGCCTACCTGCTGGACAAGGGCGCCACCAGCATCCGCTGGAAGGCGAACGAGGCCATCTTCCAGGGCACCGGCGCGGGCCAGCCGCAGGGCTTGATGAACTCGGCGGCCATGGTGGAAGTGGCCAAGGAATCCGGCCAGGCCGCCAGCACGCTGGACCCGAAGAACCTGGCCAAGATGATCGCCCGCCTGCCGCCCGGCAGCTACGGCAAGAGCGTGTGGGTCATCGGGCCGGATTCGTTGCCCGCCCTGTTCACCCTGAGCCTGGGCAATTACCCGATCTACCTGCCGCAGGGCGGTGGTGTGCCGGCGCTGCAGGGCTCGCCGTATGGCTCCCTGTTGGGCCGCCCGGTGATGGTCAGCCAGCACGCCGAGGCCTTCAGCTCGGCGGGCGATGTGCAGCTGCATGACCTGAGCTACTACCGCACCATCACCAAGGCCGGCGGCATCGAGACCGCGACCAGCATGCACCTGTTCTTCGACGCGGGCGCCACGGCATTCCGCGTCACCTTCCGCATGGACGGTGCGCCCAAGCTCAAGGCCGCCATCAGCCAGGCCAAGGGCAGCAACACGCTGAGCCCGTTCGTGCGCCTGGGCGCCCGCTGATCTGAGCCCCCCAGCGGCCCGGCACGGCGCCGGGCCGCAACCCCCCCCCATTCCCCTGAAAGGATCGAACCGTGAACACCAACGCCAAGCCCTCGGAGATTGTGGCCCTGCTGCAATCCCATTCGCCGCAGTCCCAATCTGCTTCGACCGTCAACACCAACTGTGTGGATGTCTCCAAATTCCACACCATCATGGCCGTGCTGGAAACCGGCACGCTGGGCGCCAGCGCCACGGTGGACTTCTCCCTGCAGCAGGCCACCGACACCAGCGCAACCGGGGTCAAGAACATCACCGGCAAGGCTCTGACGCAGATCGTCAAGGCCTCGGGCGATGACAAGCAGGCCATCATCAACCTGCGGGTATCGGATCTGGATGTGGAAGGCGGCTTCGACTGCGTTCGCATGAAGATCACCGTGGGCACCGCCGCTTCGCTGGTGTCTGCCCAGCTGTACGGCATCGGCCCGCGCATGGCCCCGGCCAGCGACAGCAACCTGGCCAGCGTGGTCCAGGTGGTCTAAGGCCACCCCGCCGGGCGGCGCTGCTGCCCGGCCCCCATTCCCCAACTCAGAGCCGCCCGCATGAGCTACACGCTGACCACCGCGCCCAGCGCGGAGCCGCTGACCCTGGCCGAGGTGAAAACCTTTTGCCAGGTGGAGGCCGATGTCACCGCTGATGACGAGCTGCTCAATGGCGTGCTGATCCCCGCCGCGCGGCAGGCCTGCGAGCACCTCACCGGCCGCGCGCTCATCACCCAGCAATGGCGCCGCACGCTGGACAGCTTCGGCTGCGGCCCCATCGAGCTGGAGCATGCGCCGCTGGCCAGCGTGGAGAGCGTGCAGTACCTGGACAGTGCCGGCGCCTGGCAAACGGCTGATGCCGCGCTGTACACGGTAGACACCGCCAGCCAGCCCGGCCGCGTGGCCCTGGCCTTCGGGCAGGTGTGGCCGCAGGTGCAATACCAGATTGCCAGCGTGCGCATCAACTACACGGCCGGCTACGGTGCCACCGGCTCGGCCGTGCCAGAGAGCCTCAAGCACTGGATGCTCATGCGCATCCGCGGCATGTACGAGCTGCGCGGCGAGAGTGTGGAGGTGATGCGCGGCCAGCTTGCCAAGCCCGGCTTTGTGGACGGCCTGCTGGATGCCTACCGCGTGGTGGGGCACTGATCCATGCGCTGCCACAACCTGCCGCACCAGATCACCCTGCAGACGCGGGGCAGCACGCCCGACGCGCTGGGCCAGGTGACCACCGGCTGGGCCGATACGCGCACCTGCCGCGCCAAGTGCGAGCCGCTGACCGGGCGCGAGTGGTTCGCGGCCGGCCAGCTGCAGGGCAGCATCAGCCTGCGGGTGACCATCCGCTACTTCGCCGGCATCACCAGCGGCATGCGTGTGGTGTGGCGCAGCGCGCCCTACGAAATCATCAGCGTGATCGAGCCCGATGCCGGCCTGGAGTGGCTGGAACTGATGTGCGCCAGTGGGGTGCGTGATGCCCGCTGACGCCAAGGTGCAAGGCCTGCCCGATCTGCGCGCGGCGCTGCGGGGCATCGTGCCCAAGCTGCGGCGCCGTGCGCTGCGCAACGCGCTGGCCGCCGGTGCGCGTGTGGTGCGTGACGCTGCCCGCGCTGCCGCGCCGGTGCTGAACACCTCAGGGCGCAGCGCGCCCTACCGCAAGGCGGGCACCGTGCGCGGCGCCATCACCGTGCGCACCAGCAAGCAGGCGCGCAAGCGGGGCGATGTGGGCGTGTTCGTCAACGTGCGCCCGGCCAAGGGCCCGGCGCGTGGGGCGCGCAGCCCGCGTGACCCGTTTTACTGGCGGTTCCTGGAGTTCGGCACCGCCAAGATGAGCGCGCGCGCCTTCCTGCAGCCGGCCGGCGCCAAGCTGGCCCAGGCGCTGGCCGTGTTCGTGCAGAAGATCGGCCCGGCCATCGCCAAGCTGAACGGCGGAAAGGATGTGCAGCTGTGAGCGCTGAATCAGATTTCCGCGCCGCGCTGGTGGCCTATGCGGGCCTCACCGCCCTGGTGGGAACGCGCGTGGCGCAGAACGCCATCGAGCCCGAGCAGCCGCTGCCCTACGTGGTGTTCACCGCCACCCATGCGGCTGATCCGGTGCTGCTGGCCGATGCGATCGACACCGCGCAGATCACCTGCGAGTGCTGGGCCAAGACCGGCCTGGAGGCGCAGGCCGTGGCCGCCCAGGTGCGCGCCGCCATCGCGGCCAAAGAGGCCGCCACCGCCAGCCTGGCCGCATGGGTCAGCGCAGAGGTGGGCGGCTTTGACGCCGAGCTGGGCCTGGATGCCCAGGTGCTGACCGTCGAGTGGGTGGCCCAGTAGTTCCGCAACCACCCGCCCCGCCAACCGTTCCCCCATCCCAGCCGGCCCGCACGCCGGCTTTTTTTTTGCCCTGAAAGGAAACCACCATGACTTACGTCATCGGCCGTGGCGTGCGTGTCGAAATCGGCACCACCGAAGGCTCTGCCAAAACCGTGACCGCCGTCACCAAGGCCAACCCTGGCGAGGCCACCAGCACCGCGCACGGGCTGCTCACCAAAAGCGTGGGCTACTTCGACACCGTGAGCGGCATGGACGAGCTGCTGGGCCAGGGCATCCGCCTGGGCACCGTGGCCACCAACACCTTCCAGCTCGAAGGGCTGGACACCAGCAACTACGGCACGTTCACCGCCGGCACCTTCACCCCGGTGACCGCCTTCACCACCATCACCCCGGCCACCGAATACCAGGTGGGCGGCGGTGACGCGGATTTCATCGACACCTCGGTGCTGCTGGACAACATCAAGCAGCAAGAGGTGGGCCCGCTGAACGCGCAGACGGTGACCATCGCCATCAAGAAAGAAACGGTCAACGGCGCCGGCATGGCTGCTGTGGTGGCCGCTGCCCGCGCGGGGCTGGACAAGGTGTTCCGCATCACCCTCAAGGATGGCTCGGTGCGTGTCTTCCGTGGCACGCCCAGCATCCCGAACGAGAACGTTTCGGTGGGCGGCGTGGGCACCGGCGGCTTCACCGTCACCGTGAAGCGCTTCCTGCAAGAGGGCGCGGCCTGATGAGCCCGGCGGAGCGGCTGATCAGCCAGCTGCGCGCGGCGCGGCTGAGCTGGTTCGCCATCGAGGGCACCCGCCAGCGCGTGCAGATCCTGCGGCCCACCGAGGTGGAGATGATCACCGAGCGTGGCCGCACCGCACTGGAGGCGGCCACGGCCCAGGTGGTGGGGTGGGACGGCTTCACCGAGGCCGACCTGCTGGGCCCCGAGCTGGGCAGTGACCAGGTGGCCGATTTCGACCCCGCCCTGTGGGCGGCCTACGTGGCTGACCGCGCCGAGCTGACTGCCGCCGTGGCCATGGAAATCCGCCGCATCCAGGCGGACTACCTGCAGCGCCGGCAGGAGCAGGCAAAAAACTGAGGGCCCTGCTGGACGCCGCGCAGGCCGGCATCCAGTACGAGGGCGAGGCAGCGCCTGAACTGAGCGCAGAGCAGGCCATCGCGCGCCGCGTGTGGGCCGCGCTGGCCAACGGCAGCGGCGGCATGGATTGGGCCGGCCTGCCCACCGTGGTGGCCTGGCTGGGCGTGGCCGATGTGGACACGCTGCTGCACCACCTGGCCGTGATCAACGCATGGCGCCCGCCGAGACCCGGCGCGCCAGAACTGGAAGGCTGACATGGCACTGGCCACCCTATCGATCGACCTCGAGGCCCGCTTGGCCAAGCTCCAGGAGGGCATGGACAAGGCCGAGCGCGTGGCCGCCAAGACAGCGGCCGGCATCGAGGCCCGGTGGAGCAAGCTGGGCTCGCTGGCCAGCGGCATCGGCGCCGGCCTGGTGGGCGCGTTCAGCGGTGCGGCGCTGGCCGCCTTCACCCGCCAGACCATTGACGCGGTGGACGCGCTCAACGATGTGAAAGACGCCACCGGCGCCAGCATCGAGAACCTGAGCGCCCTGGAGGATGTGGCCCGCCGCAACGGCGGCACGCTGGACGATGTGTCCACCATCCTGGTGAAGTTCAATGGCCTGCTGAAAGAGGCTGACGGTAAAAACGGCGCCAGCCGTGCCCTGCAGGCCATCGGCCTGGATGCCGCCGCGTTGAAGCGTGAAGACCCGGCAGAGGCCCTGCGCAAGGTGGCCGTGGCGCTCTCGGGCTATGCGGACGATGGCAACAAGGCCCGCATCGTGCAAGAGCTGTTCGGCAAGAGCATCAAAGAGGCCGGCCCGTTCCTGAAGGATCTGGCGGAGCAGGGCAAGCTCAATGGCAGTGTGACCACCCAGCAGGCGGAGGCGGCCGAGAAATTCAACAAGCAGCTTTTTGCACTCAAGACCAATGCTGGCAACGCATCGCGCGCCATCGTGGGCGAGATGCTCCCGGCGCTGAGTGGCTTGGTCAAGATATTCGAGAACCTGGGCCAGGCTTCGGGTGAGGCGAAGTTCAAGTTTGATGTGGTCAAGTCAGGGCGCGAACTTCGGGACGCGGTGAAGGAGCTGGAATTCCTGCAGGGGCGCGTTGAGAACGGCCCGGAGTCCTCGCGCGGGGCCTACCAAAAGCAGCTCGACGCACAGCGCGCCAAGGTGGGTCAGCTCCAGGTGGCGGCGGACAAAGCGGCGCAGGCGATGAAGGGGCTTGCCGAGACGCTTGCGCCATCGGCCAGCAGCCGAGACAACTCCGGCCCGCAGCCCAGCCTGCCCGATCTGGGCGGCGGCGGTGGCGGCGGCACGCCGGCCAAGCTGAGCGCCATCCGTGACGCGCTGGCCCAGTACAAGGCCGACTTTCTGCGCACCGAGAAAGCGGTTTACACCGAGAGCGAGAAGCTGGCCATTGAATCCGGCGCGGCCATCCTGGACGCGAAAGAGCAATACAAGGCGGACTTTCTCAAGAGCGAGAAGGATGCCTATGACACCGTGGCCACCTACGCCGAGAAGACGGTGGACACCATTGACGACTTTGCCAAGCGCGGCCAGGAGCGCCTGCAGGATGCCCTGGGGGACACGCTGTTCCAGGCGCTCTCGGGCAATTTCGACGACATCGGCAAGGCCTTCGGGAACCTCATCAAGCGGATGATTGCCGAGAGCCTGGCGGCGGACATCATGGGCGCGCTGTTCGGGGGTGCCAAGGGTGCCAAGGGTGGCAGCAGCGGCAGCAACATCCTGGGCACGGTGCTCGCGTTCTTTGGCGGTGGCCGCGCCGGCGGCGGCCCCACCTCGCCCGGCAAGATGTACGAGGTGAACGAACAGGGCACGCCCGAGCTGCTGGAATACGGCGGCCGGGAGTTCCTGCTTAGCGGCAAGCGCAGCGGCTATGTGCGCCCGCTCACGGCGGGCGGCGCGGCCGGTGGCGTGGTGATGGCCAGCAATGACACCTACAACATCGGCCAGGGCGTGAGCGCCGGCCAGGTGGCGGCGGCCATCAAGGCGGCCAACAGCACGCTGGAGGCGCGCATTTACCGGCGCATGCGTGAAGGGGCCCCGGCATGAGCACCTACACCTGGCCCAGCGCGTGGCAGCCCCGGCGCTTCCGCATGCAGGTGATGCCCAACGAGCGCGCCTTCCAGGGCTACTACAGCGGGCAGAGCCAGGCTCTGGATCTGCTGGGCGAGTTCTGGATGTGCCAGATGGAGCTGCCGCCCTCGCGTGACGAGGACAAGGGCGCTGACATGGAGGCGTTCTTCGAGCGCCTGCATGGCCGGGTGAACCTGGTGAGCCTGTGGAACCTGGCCCGGCCGGTGCCGCGCGGCACCATGCGCGGCACGCCCACGCTGAACGCAGCAGTGGCCCAGCTGGATGACACGGTGGCCATCAGCAGCACGGCAGGGGCCACGCTGAAGGCGGGCGACCTGATCGGCCTGGGCGGGCAGGTGAGCCGGGTGATGGCGGACTACACCGCCAACGGATCGGGCCTGTTCAGCGCGGTGGAAATCTGGCCCCGCGCCCGCACCGCCATGAGCGGCGGCGCGGCGGTGACCTGGGACAAGCCGACGATGGATTTCCGCCTGACCGATGGCCAGGGCGTGCCCATCGATTGGGAGGTGGGCATGGTCTTCCAGGGCCCGCTGGTCTCGCTGGTGGAGGCCTGACCCGTGCGCACCCTGAGCACAGACGGCCAGACGGCCGTGGCGGCTGGTGCGCTCGCGCCGGTTTTGCTGGCTGAGTTCGATCTGGATGGCGGGCTGCTGGCCCTGAACGGCACGCGGCTGGATCTGGTGATCAGCGGCACCACCTACCTGGGCACCTGGGGCCTGGGCCAGGTGGGCTCGGTCACCAACACGCCGGGCGAAATGCCCAAGCTGCAATTCACCTTCAGCGGCGTGCCCAGCGACAAGATCGCATTCGCGCGGACCGAGAACGTGCGCGGCCGGGAGGTGCGCCTGCGCACCGCCATCTACAGCCTGGCCACCAAGGCCTTCACGGATGTGGTGACGCGCTACGCCGGCTGGCTGGATGTGTTGAGCATCGCGGACGGCAAAGACGGCGCCGCCATCAGCGTGACCAGCGAGAGCGGCACCCGCGATCTGCTGCGCCCCAGCGGCGTGCTGTACACGCATGAGGACCAGCAAGGAACCGCGCCGGGTGACCTCTTCTTCCAGCACCAGAACGCGCAGGTTGAGCGGCGGATTGTGTTCCCCGCTCAGAGCTGGTTCCTGAAACACAAGTAGGCCGCCATGCAACGCTTCAAAGACTGGCCCAGCCGCCTGCAGGCCCTGCTGGATGCGGCGCAGGGGCGCCCGTTCGAGTGGGGGGTGCATGACTGCTGCCTGTGGGCAGCGGATGCCGTGCTGGCCACCACCGGGGTGGATCTGGCCGTGCCCTGGCGCGGCACCTACAGCACCGAGGGCGAGGCCACGGCCCTGCTGGATGCGCTGGGCGGCCTGCGGGCGCTGGGCGCGCTGGGCGGGCCCGAGTGCAAGCCGGCGCTGGCCGGCGCGGGTGATGTGGGCCTGATCGAGCACGGCGGGCGCGGCTGGCTGGCCGTGCACGATGGCGCGGCGTGGATCTGCCCCACCCGTGAGGGCTTTGTGCGCTGGCCCACGCGGGCGGCGCGTTGCGCGTGGAAGGTGGGGCAGGCCCATGGCTGAGGCGGTTTACTTCGCCATCGAGTACGTGGCGGCGGCCATCGGCACCGAGATGACGCTCACCGCTGCGGAGCTGTACTTCGCCAGCGAGGTGATCGTGGCGGCTGCCGCGCTGGGCGCGGCCAAGCAGCAGCAGGTGGCGGCAGAGCGCAAGGCGCGGCAGGCCTGGGCCCGCAGCCAGAGTGACCGCTACCTGATGAGCCGGGGCACCATGGAGCCCCGCCGCGTGGTGCTGGGCGAGCGCCGGGTAAGCGGCCCCATGGCCTACGTGGGCAGCTATGGCGTTGACCGTGAACACCTGGTGTTCGTGGTGGCGATCGCCGCGCACGAAGTGGCGGAAATCGGGGACATCTATTTCGACGATGAACCCGTGGTGCTGGATGGCTCGGGCAACGTCATCGGCATCAATCGGCTGGAAACCTTCGGCATCAGCAGCGCCAGCGACACCTTCACGCTGCAGGGCCCGCCCAAGAGCGGCACCGTGGAGGCCGTCGCCCGCTACGGCACCACCATCATGACGCTGGGCACCAGCGTGGCCGGCAAGGATGTCACCGTGACCGGCGCGCATGCCACGGACATTGGCCGCTGTGAAATCCGCTACCAGCCTGACCCGTGCCCCTACAAGCCCACGGGCGTGTTCGCCGCGCAGCAAAGCACGGTGGCCACCGGCAGCAGCCAGGTGGTGACGCTCTCGCACACGCCGGTGAGCGGCAGCGTGAAGATCGTGGAGGAGCTGGGCGACAGCGGCCAGACCGAAATCACGCCCACCAGCGTGGTGGGAACGGCCGTCACCTTCACCGGCACCAACACCGCCACGGTGTATATCAGCTACCAGTGGACCACCGGCACCAGCCTGGCGCGTGTGCGCAAGTACCTGGGCCGCATGGACGATGCGGCAGATAGCGCCATGGTGGCCGCGCTGGGTGGGCAGTGGACCACCGAGCACCGGGGCGCCGGCATCGCCAAGCTGGTGGTGGAGCTGGACTATGACCGCGAGGCTTTCAGCGGCGGCATCCCCAACGTCAGCGCCGTGGTCAAGGGGCTGCGCTGCTATGACCACCGCATCAACGATGTGCCCAACGGCCTGTGCCAGGGCGCGGCGCTGGGCACGCCGGGCACGCTGCCCACCGGGTGGAGCCGCAACGTCAGCAACGGCCTGAGCAGCGAGGTGGTGGCTTACGGCACCGATGAGCTGACCGGCCTGCCGTACCTGAGCCTGCGCATCTTCGGCACCACCACGGCGGCCGGCACGGTGTACATCACCCCCACGCCCGATGCCGTGGCCCCGGCCGCCGCGCCGGGCGACACCTGGAGCTGCCGCGCCCAGGTGCGCCGGGTGAGTGGCAGCGCCTGGAGCGTGTGGAGCTTTCCCCGCCTGCAGGTGCTGCGGTACGACAGCGGCGGCACCGCCACGGCCGAGAGCAGCACCACACTCACGGCCGCCATGGTGGAGGGCAAGCAAGACTGGGTGGAGGTGACCGATGCCGCGCTGGCAGCCGGCGCGGTGAAGGCCGGCATGCGCCTGGCGCTGCAATACCCCGATGCCACGGTGATCGACCAGACCGTGATGTTCCTGCTGCCGCAGTTGTGGGAGGGTGATGTCGGAGACGCCACCGACCCCGGCGCCTGGAGCGAGAACCCCGCGCTGCTGGCCGACAACTACGCCACGCACCCGCTGGGCGGCCGCCTGCCGTGGAGCCAGATCGACACCGACTGGAACAACGCGCAGGCCACCATCTGTGATGCCAGCACCACCTACACGGTGGGCGGGGTGGATTACGTGCGGGCGCTCTACACCGCCGGCTACGTGGCCGCCACCGACCAGCGGCCGGTGGATGTGCTGAGCGACCTCTGCGCCGCGATGGGCGGCGAGTGGGTGTACCAGGACGGCAAGCTGCGCACCAAGGCCGGCGCCTGGCGCGCACCCGTGCTCGAGCTGGACGAGAGTTGGCTGCTGGGCGATGCCCCGGTGCAGAGCCAGATGGATCTGGCGCGTGACGACAAGGTGAACTGCATCCGAGGCGGTTTCTACGATGCGAGCCAGAACTGGCAAAGCGTGCCGTTTCAGCCACTGGAGCCGGCGGCCTACATCGCGCTGGACAAAGGCAAACTGCCGCTGGAGGTGGACTACGGCGCCATCACCTTCGAGGGCCAGGCCGGCTATGTGAGCGCCTGCCGCCTGCGGGCAGACCGGCAGGGCGAGGTGTTGCAGGTGAAATGCAACTACCGCGCCTGGGAGGCTGAGCCGTTCGATGTGATCAATGTCACCCTGGCCCGCTTCGGCCTGGTGAGCAAGGCCTATGAGGTGAGGCAAGACGGCTGGACGCTGGACGGCGGCATCCTGCTCACCCTGCGCGAGACCGATTCCAGCGTGTTCGACATGGATGCGGAGTTCACCACCGCAGACCCGGCGCCCAACACCCGGCTGCCTGACCCGTGGAGCGTGGAGCCCATCACCGGCCTGGCGGCGGCCAGTGGCACCACGCACCTGCTGCAGCAGGCCGATGGCACCGTGGTGACCCGGGTCAGCGTGACATGGGACGCGGTAGATGACCCGCGCGTGATCGAGCCCACCGGCGGGGTAGAGATTGATTGGCGCACCGCCGGCAGTGACAACTGGCAGACCGTGCGCGTGCCGGGTGATCGCGTGCAGTGGTATCTGATCGGGCCGAAGGATGGCACGGTGATCCTGATCCGCGCGCGGGCCATCGGTGCGGTGGGCAAAAGCGTGGATTGCACGCAGATCACCCACAACGTGGTGGGCAAGAGTGACGCGCCGGCCAACGCCACCGGGCTGGCGGCCACGGCCATTGCAGGCGCCATCCGCATTGCGTGGGATGACTGCACCGAAGGTGACTATGCGGTGAGTGAACTGCGCTACGGCAGCAGCTGGGGCGCCGGCACCCGCATCTTCCGGGGGCGGGCCAACACCTACGACTGGGCATGGCCGGCGGATGGCACTTACACGCTGCGCCTGAGGCACGAAAACTTCAGCGGCGTGCTGAGTGTGACCAGTGACACGCTGAGTGTCACGGTGGACGATGGGATTCTGATCACCACCGGCGGCCTGGCGGATGGCGCGGCCACGGAGGTTTACCAGGCCACCGACACCACCGCCATCGAGAACACGCAGGATCTGGCGGAAATCACCTACACGGCCACGGCTGATTGCGATGTGGTCATCACGGTGCGTTCGCAGTGCGAGAGCTTGTCCACGCCCACGGTGGACGGTAACCCGCGTATTGCGTTCGGGCCCTACGTCAAGACCACCGGCGGCACGGGCCTGCTGAACGCTACCAAGGTGGTGCGCGTGCTGCTGCGTGATGGGGTGGACTTCCAGGCGCCGCTGTACCAGAGCGCCATCTATTCGATGACAGCGGGCAGCACGGCGGTGTTTTCGGCCGCGTTCATTGGCGACTACACGCCAGACGACAACACGTTTTACACCTGGGGCACCACCTTCTGCGAAATCGAGGTGATCAAGAAATGATGCGCGTGTGGTCTTTCTACGATGCGGCCGGCAACTTCACCGGCCGCACCTACCGGGGCACCGAGGCGCACCTGGCAAGCAACACGCCGGCCGGCTGCGTGGCGCGCGAGGGTCTGGAGCAGCTGCCCGAAAGTGGCGGCAGCGAGCGCCCGCCCGAGGTGCTGGCCCGGCAACGCCGCCGGCACCTGCTCAACGCTTGCGATTGGGTGGTGACCCGCGCTGCCGAGACCGGCCAACCCATCGCGCCCGAGTGGGCCGCCTACCGCCAGGCGCTGCGCGATGTGCCGCTGCAGCCCGGCTTCCCCGATGTGATCGATTGGCCCGCGCCTCCTGGCTGATTGGGTGCGGCCCCATGGCAGACCAGATCACCCGCACCCCGTGGGGCAGCGTAGAGCGCCGCACGCGGCAAGAGCCACTCACCACGCCAGACCGGCGCCAGCCCAGCGCGCTGGAGCGGCAGATCGACTACCTGGCAGACCAAATCTCAAAGATGGAAACAGACATGATCGACCCCCGCGAATTCGGCCGGCTAGAGGCCGATGTGAAGGCCCTGCAGCAGCAGGTGTCTGACCTCTCCAGTGATGTGAAGGCCCTGCTGCAACTGGCCAACCAGAGTCGGGGCGCCATCTGGGCCGGCATGGCCATCAGCAGCGCCATTGGCGGCGCTGTCTCCTGGATCGTGAGCCACTGGAAATGAACCTAGACACCTTCGGCGGCCGCCGCTTCCTGCTCACGCTCGGTTGCGGCGTGGCCACCACGCTGCTGCAACTGCTGGGCAAGCTGGACCCGGCGGGCAGCACCTACGCGCTGACCGTGATTGGCACGGTGGGGGCCTACATCACCGGCAACACGGTGCAAAAAGTGAAGCAGGGCGTGCCGCCCGCTGAGGGGGCGCAGCCATGAAGATGCAGCTGGAGCGGGTGCAGCAGGATGCGGATGTGACCATTGGCGCGCTGGCGTGCGACGGTGCGTTTGTGTGCTGGGTGTGCGAAGACGCCGTGCGCGAGGTGCCCGGCCAGCCGGTGGCGCTGTGGAAGGTGCCCGGCAAGACGGCCATCCCTCAAGGCCACTACCGGATTGAGGTGACGATGAGCGCCCGCTTCAAGCGGCTGCTGCCCATCCTGGTGGCGGTGCCGGGGTTCGAGGGCGTGCGCATCCACCCCGGCAACACGGCGGCAGACACCGAGGGCTGCCTGCTGCCCGGCCGGGTGCGGCTGGGCAAATCGGTAGGGCAATCGGTGCTGGCGTTCAATGACCTGTTCGCGCGCATCAGCGATGCCAACCGCCGCCACGAGCTGGTGACCATCGACATCTTCAGGGCACCCGCGCCGTGATCCCGCTGCCGTTCCCCCTG